GTACTCTGTTCACTGCTGATACTTTGTACGGTGTTGGCGAGTTGCGTGACTACGGTGCAGTTGCACTGGTTGTCCCAGCTTAATAGCTAAACTGAAGGGGCTGTCTCAAAAGGACGGCTCCTTTGGTTTATCTGATTAAAGGTATAAATAAAATGGCTAAGTATAAGTGTTTGATTAGCGGTAATGTGATTGAATTCACTAATCAAGTAGATATTGACTCTATGGTTGGTCACGAAGGTTATGTTAAGTTGGAAGACGAGCCTGTTAAAGCTCCTGCACCGGCTAAAAAGACAACAGCTAAGACCCAAGCTACAAAAGAGGCTGAATAACTATGGCAATTTACAGGGGTAATGGAGGTAGCGTAGAAGGTATCACAGAAGCTGATATCTTGCTTATCGCTATCTCTCAAGGTGGTACAGGCGCTACTACAGCCTCTGGAGCACGTACTAACTTAGGTTTAGGTACTGCTGCTACAACTAATGCTACAGCTTACGCTACAGCTGCTCAAGGAACATTAGCTGACTCAGCTGTTCAACCTGCTGATATTGGCACAGCAGCTGCTCAAGATGTAGGCTACTTTGCTACCGCTGCTCAGGGTGCTTTAGCTGATTCAGCTACTCAGCCCGGCGACTTAGCTACAGTGGCTACTTCAGGCTCATATAACGACCTAACAGATAAGCCTACTATCCCAACTAACTTGGATAGCTTAACTGATGTAGTTATCACTAGCGCCGCTACAGGTCAAGGCTTACAGTTTAACGGTACTAATTGGGTTAATAGCGCAGGCGGCTCTGGTTCAGTGACCTCAGTCGATATGACAGTACCTACAGGGTTGTCTGTATCAGGTAATCCAGTCACTTCCTCAGGCACTCTTGCTGTCACATACTCAGCTGGTTACGCTATCCCTACGACAGCTAAACAAACTGAATGGGATACCGCTTACGGTTGGGGTAATCATGCCTCAGGTGGTTATTTAACTACTTCTACAGCTGCCTCGACATACGCTCCTCTGACAGGTACTGGTGCATCAGGTACTTGGGGTATTGATATTACAGGTAACGCTGCTACGGCTACTAACGTGGCTTATAGTGGCTTGACAGGTACAGTACCTACTTGGAACCAGAACACCACAGGCTCAGCAGCTACGCTGACTACAGGTCGTACTATCGCCATTACAGGTGACTTAGCTTATACCAGTGCTAGCTTTGATGGCTCAGGTAACGTCACTGGTACAGGTACTCTCGCTACTGTTAACTCTAACGTAGGCTCGTATGGCTCATCGACAGCTATCCCTGTAGTTACTGTTAATGCTAAGGGTTTAGTCACTGCTGTCTCTACAGCTACTGTAGCTGGTGGTCAGTACTTCGGTACAGCAGCTACTAAGGCTATTGCTTATAACTCACAGAGCATTGCTGAGAACATTACAGTTACATCGGGAAACAGCGGTATCTCTGCTGGTCCTATCACAATTAGCTCTGGATATGCAGTCACTGTTGAATCTGGATCTCGTTGGGTTATCGTTTAAAGGAAGAACATGGCTGCAACTATAGTTATTAAGAATAGCGTCACATCAGGCGCTAAACCAACAACATCAGATATTGTCAAAGGTGAATTAGCTGTCAACCTTATTGACAAACGTATCTATACACGAGATAATAGCAGTAATATTATTCAAGTAGGCGGTATTGGTGCTACAGGTGGAGGCGTTGATGCTGTCTTTTATGAGAACTCTCAATCAGTGACAACTAGCTACACCATCACAGCTGGTGCTTCAGCTTCTTCTACTGGTCCTATCTCTATTGCCAGTGGAGCAACAATCACTATTCCTGACGGTTCTCGTTGGGTTATTCTTTAATAGATAATAAGGAAATAATATATGGCTTATGGGTCAGTTTTAACAGATGTGGTGCAGTCAAGTACTGCTGCTACAGCCCCTACGTTCAAGGACGGTAACGGTACTCAAATTGGTACGCTGTGTCGTGCTTGGGTGAACTTCAACGGTACAACAAGTCCTGGAACAATTCGTGCTAGTTTCAACGTGTCATCTGTTACCAGAAACGG